CAATTAACATCCATGTATCACCAGCACGTTCTCCCCATTTATATCGAATAAATGATATTATAGCATTAACAATATCTAAAAGATCACCCCAACCTGGTACTAAACCTACTACTGATAATCCTAATTGTAAATAATCAATCCAATCTTCTGCAGATTTTTCTTCAGCTTCTTCTTCTGGTACCGGTTTCCATATCAATCTACCATTTTTTCTTTCAATTGCTCCTTGTCTATCTTTAAGTGCAGGTGTTTTAAATAATGTTAAACCATCTGGGCTAAATTCTGGATCAACGCCGGCATAATATGTAATTGCATTGTTTGTTGAGTATGCTTCTTTATCGTTATACACCCAAATTAAATCATCTCCAACTTTAAATTCATATGCATGAACTTTAGCTAAAGGTAAAGGAAATGGTCGTCCGCCTAAAGCTTTAAGTAATCGTTCAAAATTTGCTGTTTCAGTAGGCCATTTTTTAACAGGCTTAAAATTTGGGAACTCGTCTGCCTTTGATGCAACTAATGGAGCTTCTGTTAATAAACTACGCAAAAGCTGTTTATTTTCTCGTATTTTAATAGTAGTATTCATTTATTAATATTTCCTTATATGAATAAATATCATCATTTCCAAAAGAGTTGAACTAGTATCAAGCAAAATGCTAATACAAGAGAAACAGCCGTTTTCATGTTAATTGCTTCATCTCTAAATACATAAGTCATACATGTAAATATGAATATTCCAGCAACAAACGATATGAATCGTCCAGGCCAAAACATCCCAGCAAATCCACTTACTGAATAGCGCGTTGCTTCCATAAATAGCCATGTTATCGGAACTCCTAAAAACATCAAAGCAGTGCGATATGTTTTTGCCCATTCCCATATCAAAGGGCCATTTACTTGAATCCAAACAATGATTTGACCAACAAGAAACATTGCAAATGCAAGAGCAATGTATTTATAATTCATAACTAAAATTTTAAAGGTTTATGTTCGATCGCCTTTATGCAAATCTATTTTATCTAGTATTTGATTTAATACTGATGAAGGTATCCATCCTATCATTGATGCATTTTTAAGTGCACTAACTAATTGAAATATGATAAATGGAATTATGATTGTTTCACTCAACCAAGAAGTACCATCAAATCCTTTTTCTACCAAAAGTAATACTGTTAAAAATACAGTCCAAATAATTGCCGTACGTAAAACTTTGATTGCTTTAAATGTTTTGAAGCCTTCTCTTTTACAACCAGCAATGATTCCAAAAAATCCATCCAATAAAACAACTGCTAATAACGACATATATTGTTCAAAATTATCTAAAGTTAAATTATAAAAGTATGAACAAATAAATGTAACAAATGTTGTAAATGTAAATGCTAATAAAGGAATAGTTTTCATTTTTGGCATAATCCTCATTCTTTAGTTGTGTTTTCTCGTGTTATTTCTTTTTCTGAATTTTTATACGAAAATTTATCAACTGAAGCACTAAACAAGGCTGCAATAACAATATATTCAATAGCTGAAATTAATTCCTTTGAAGGAGCAATTGATTTTGGATATAACGCATTAATAAACATCATAGCCGTCAATGCAATAAAACCACATACGCCGATAACGCGCTTAGATGATATATCCCCACTCTTTGAATCTGACAACATTCTTTGAAAAAAGTTTGCACTTTTCTTCATTACATTCCTCGCGGTTTCTAATAACTTTGGTTTTCGTATTTTCATAAATAAATATGTTATGATTTCAAAACAATGAGTTTATTTTGTTGTTCTTCTAAGGAATATATTGTAATTTTGAATATATCCATTTCAAATTCACCTATAGCACCACTATCCGCAATGATTTCGGCAAGTTGTTGTATGTATTGAAAACTTTGTTGTGTTAATCGAGATGCATCAAATTCTACTACAACATCATTTTCATCATGCGGGACATTATGACCTATATGTAATACTCGTTTATTTAGATCATATGATGTTTTTGCTTGTTCTTTTTCTAAATATGCTGTAGTAATAATCTGCATATCATCTTCAATATAAATTCTATCACACCATGGTTCTAATGCATCCAATATTGATAATGTACAGTTTTGAACTACAAATGCTATATTGTATTTAGGTATTATGATTGGATATTGATATTCATTATTTTTAATCCAACTACCCCATTTACGTAAATAGTTTCTACCAGCTTTATCACAAGCATTTTTATAATATTCATCATCTCGTCCAATTTGTTCAGTCCATCGATGTCCTCTACATGTTAAATGATAAACAAATGCATCGCGACTTTGTATCAATTCATAACCTGCTAATATCCAACGTTGAAATATGTCTGAATCTTCATATGGAAAGGGTGCAAATAATGGATCATGTCCTCCGATAGCTTGAAAATCTTTTTTATATAGAATCCATGGAGCAAACATTCCATAAGTAACTCTATCTAAATTTTCTTCTTGCTGTTGCATAACAAAGTCTTCAAATGCATCTATATCTAATGTATCAAAGTCTTGTCCAAAATCCATTATGATTTTTTCTTTGCCGGCGGGATGTAAAGGTGGTTCTATACGGGTTGCACAGACAACTTTTCCTGGTTGTAAGTGCTTTATCAGGTTCTCAATATAATTTGGGCCTAAAATCATATCGGCGTGTAATATACCCACTATATCATTTGTAGCCATATCAATTCCTTTATCATAAAGGATCGTATGTCCTATTCGTTCATCTACTCGTAATATAACTAGATTTTCATCTTCTTTATAATTTTTTTGCATCCATTCCCATGTGCCATCGGTTGATCCATCATCTAAGAGAATTACTTCTGCTTTTGGAGCATGTTTTTGAATACTAGCGTACACATTCTTTAAGTGTCGCAAATTGTTGTAACTAGGTATTATAAAAGATATCATATATTGTATGTTTCTCCGTATGTTCTTAAATTAAAATATAAATCTTTATATATAGAATTAGAAAAATAATTATACATTCCAAGTTCTGCTCGTTGACAAAATTCAGAAACTCCAATGTTAATTTTATTTTCTTTAAATGTTAAAGAATTCATATGAGTAATTGTATTTGTGTCAGAAACAATTGTTTTTAAATTCATTTCATGAGCAATGCAACCAGCATAAAAATCTAAACCCCATCCATGTATCATTTCATTCGGGAATTGTTGTATCTTTTCTAATATATCTCTACGTAATAATGGAGCTTGAAAATCTATCCAACGAACTTCTCGCAATCCTTTCCCCCAATTCCACATTTGTTTCCAATGACATTGGTCAATTGATGCGTTAATAACACTAGGAGAATATACTGCAGCATCTGATTCTTTTGCTTCTCTTAAAGATGTAGTTAAAAATGCAGGACCATGAAATACTAAATCATTATTTAAAAAATATAAGTAATCATGATCGGTTTGTAAAAAATAATCTAATACTACATTAAATCCGCCGCCAAAGAATACATTTTCATCTAAACGATGTGTAGTAGATTTAGCTAATGTTTCCGAAGATCCATTGTCTAATACCATTAATTCGCAGTCAGAAAATAATGAATCTCGCTGTAATTGGTTTATTAAATTATCTGTCCACGCAGGAAGATTGTGATTGAGTGTTGCTATTAACATATTATCATTGTATCAAATTACGTAACTCGTTTTCTGTAGGATTATTTGGATCCATAACAATATACTTATTAGGCATGTGCCAACACTGTACTGTTTTAAAATTTGTTGGATATACCTTTATATAATATAAATATAATGAACTAGCAGAACTTTCCAATTGATCACAATTTCCATATCTGATATTAAACTTAGTATCAAATATTTCGCGATCAATCATTTTTATAATATCTTTTTTAGAAAATAACCAATTGCCGCTGTGTAAATTCCACGGTTCCCAGATATCTAAGTCTTTCCAATATTGTTTAACTGACCCAGATCCATTTCTATGTACAGAGTGTGCTGGATGCATATCAATATATTTTACTACATTATCATATGTTTCATATCTAATAAATCCTGGAATAAATTCTGCTGGTAATGTTTTGTATAAATGTAATACATTGTTAATTGAATCTACTGGTATAAAAATATCATCTTCATTATATAAAAAATACTCCCATTTATCAATATTATTTACAACCCATTTCCTAGGTTCATAAACAAGATCTCTTCCAATACTCTCAGATAGATACACTGTATCATATACCCGATAATTATGTTCTTTTGTAGTAAATAATATTACATCAGATACTTTATTTAATTCATCAATAACAGATTGAACATATGGGTTTTCTGGATTATAACTAACAATTAATGATGCAATATTTTTCATATTTGAATTACGTTTTGATTTATATGTAATAGTTTAGGGTTTATAGATGAATCAAAATATACAGTACAATTTATATCACAAAATTCTAAAATATGTGCAAATAAATTACTAGGTATGATTACATTTTTAGCAAACTTTGCATACATGATGTTATCAATCAATGAATCTTCTAGAGATAAATAAGTTAAATTAATATCAGGAGAAACAAATTGAGTCCATCTATCGCCTTTATTTGCATCTGTTATACTAACAATACAATCTTTATATTTTTTATGTTTTTTATTAGCTTTTGGTAATGTGTAACGAAATGAATAATCTGGAGCATATCCTATTAAATTACCATAATGTTCCGATATCGAATATGTTAATGAATAGTTTAAATGTAAATTTACATAGTCTTCATCATATCCATACTCGGCTGGATTAATCATGTAATGATCTGGATTTGATGCATTTGTTCCAACATCAATATAATCAACATGTTTAGTAAATTCTTGTAAATACAATAATTCTTCAATAACTACATATGGTTTATAATTTTTTGTAAATAAAAACGTATATGGTTGTTTAGTTATTTGATATCTATGCCATAATACTGGCATTACTCTTAAAAAATCTCCAACGTGGCTGACAGCTGTAATTATCATTTTTTATGTTTGAATATATATCTATCGCCAATCGTTCCACCAGTATGCTTAGATTCTGCAACGTTAATTACTGTATCAACTAGATCAAAACGTTGTTGCACAATACTCAATTGTTCTGTGTTATGTCGTATATCTAAAATTAAAACGCCATTTTCTGTTAATGTATCTTTGATAAGATCTAAATACGTTTCAACTGAATAATGCCATCCGCAAGATAATAAACTTATGATTAAATCAAATTTACATTGTTTTAAATCATTGATTGATTTATCAGATACTTCATATGAATTGATACTATTCAAATCAACTCCATTATCTGTTAATGTTTCTGTAGTAGCATCCATTGAATTATAAAAAACATATTCTTTATTAAAGCCCCGTATCGATGTATCTTTAGATATAGAATTTGTTTTATCTAGTAAATGTAAATTTACATTTTTATCATAATGCTGATATAATGCAATGTTAATTAATCCTAAGCCGCAACCTATATCTAAAATATTATTAGCAGAATTAGGAAGATGATTACAAATCATATTATAATCTTTAAGCATCATGGTAGTCAATGATGAATTAAATTCTTCATCTGTACTATTTTCTGATAGTGCATATTCTGTTGCCAATCTGGTTCGTTGTGGCAATAAAAATTCATAATATTTTTTATTAAATTTTGTTATGTTCATATTATCCTTTTAAAATTAAATTATAGTATTTTTTTATAAAAATTCCAAATTATGGTCTAATAAATTCTTTATGAAAAATATAACATTCAACATCACTTAAATTATTGTTATGTAATTGTTGATATAAAAATCTTTCATTCATACGTTCGGAATCGGGTATCTGTGTATTTATGTAAGTTAAGTTGTTAATAACATTTGCATATATATTCATATTTTTACTATTAGAAAATGCAAACCAATCTCTTACATATGGGAATTCTGGTGTTTCGCAACAATGCGATACATTTATTTTATCTAAATTAAAATTTTCAAAACAAATAGGTCCGTTTAATATTTCATCAAATCTACATCTAATTACTATATCATACAACATGTTGTTTTTTGTTTCATATTCGCATTTTAATTGATTGCTTTGAAAAATACTATACCACATACTATGAGCCGCATTGATATAGTAACGTTCTCCTTGTTCATTTAAAAAATGTGGCATATATTTTTCTAATGTTGGTTTGCTGTCATAAGAACGCAATATAGAATTAGAAAAAAAATCTTTGCTCGGCTCAACTAAAATAGATTTAACATTATATAATGTTTGAATCATATTTGTCGGATCTGACGTAAAACTATAATTCGACCATTCATCAGCTCCGCAATCTCTCATTAATTTACCAGGTTCATACCATGTATGTACAAAAACATCTACATCATATTCTTGAATTAAATTACTGTAAATATTTTTTACCGTTTGTTCTATAAATCTTGGCAATCCGGAAAAACAAAGAGCTATTTTCATACTAAATATTTATCGGTACTATCTGAATAATCTCGAACTACAACAATCGTAGTATCTTCTAAAAACTGACAATCTGAGATCTCATGAGGTTCAAATACAAACATATTACCTGGTCCTAATTCTTTATAGTTAACAAGTACTTTTCCTGATACTATATAGTTGTATTCATTGCTTAGTTTATGATAATGTTTTTGACCAACATACCCAGCTGAATATGTATGAATTCCTAATTCAAATTTTGATGTTTTTAAAACAGCTGGTTCAAAATTTCCTATGAGCCAACCTCCTTTAAAATCTGATATATCGTAGGTTTTCATTATTTTTTAATAAATTGATTATTGATTGCCCATACCCCGTGTGAAAAAATGTACAACTGAGATCGATCCAACACAGCTTCGTCTACTGCACGTACAACTCCCTCCCAACCTGCAACATAATCATGTCCACACATTAATCCAGAAGGTTTCACTTTTTTAGACCATAGTTTAATTTCATCTTTTACTGCTTCATATGTATGAGTTGCATCAATGTATACAAAATCTAAAGAATTATCTTTAAACTTATCAATTGCATCGGTAGTTAACATTCTATAGATTATAGATCTAGATCCATATTCTTTAAGATTAGTTACAGCTAAATTGTAATTTAATTCGTGATCATGAGTTTCTGGTATACTTTCATGAGCTCCCCATAAATCAATAGAATACATGGTAAGTTGAGCATTTGATGATAAAAATGTTTTACTTAAGTATCCTTCTTTAACACCAAGTTCGGCGCCGATTAATGAAGTATTTGCTGGTAAAAGTTTCATTAGATTATCTACTATTATTTGACAATCTACTAGTTGTGAATGATTCATATTAATATTGGTAAACTATTAGTTAAAAAATTATGCAATTCATCTGGCGTTCCCATTAAATGCATACTATCTACTTGCAACGTATTTATTTTTAGTCCATCATCTATTAATAGATTATACAATGGACATACATAAAATTCATTTCGAGTTCTTAAATTTTGTATTATCATTTGTTCTGCATACTTAACAAAATTGGATCCTTTTGCAAAACAATATAATCCTACAGATGCTTTATTGCTTATAACTTCTTTTTCAGCTGTTTTAGTAACTAATCCATTTGTATCAATTTGCGAATAACTATATGCTGGATTATCTGAATCAAATGTTAATATTGTTCCATCTACCGTTGTATCAATTGTTTCAGGATTGAAATTAGGTGTAAAAAATACATCTAATGTAGTTATTGCTAATGGTGCATCGTTATCGATATAATTTTTTGCTAATAAACATGATGAAACGGTTCCTTCAGTTTCTGTTTCAGATATTACAATAATACTATCTTGTCCAAATTTATTTTTTAAAAAAACATCAATTTCAAAATTATCTACTTGATCTCGACGTACGATGAATACTTTATTACAATTCTGATAATCGATACAACTCATACTCCATTCAATCATGGTTCTATCTCCAACTTGTATCAATTGTTTTGGAATGTCCCAACCATTATCTAGAAATCGTTTTCCGATCCCTGCCATTGGGATTAGTAAATTTGGCTTCATAATATATTTTCCTTTAAAAGTTTTGTTGTTTGTTTATGTGATTTTGAAATAGATTCGTGAATATTATTTTTTTGTAGAATATTATTGATAAAACAAGCTGCAAACATATCCCCAGCTCCTAAAACATTAATATTATGTAATATAAATTCTGTAGGTATATTAAATTCGTGTATGTTTTTTCCGTCACTATATATACTTCCCATCGGATCGTGTGCAACTACCCATCCTTTAGTTAATTTTGCTAATTCTAAAATATCCATGAATAGGTCTTCTTTTGAAAGAAATAAATAATCTAGATATTTTACTGAATCGATAACCTTTTCTGGAGTTTCTTTTGATAAATCTGCAGAAATTATTCCAGTTAAATTTGAAATAAACGATGTATCATTTAATTGATTGAGATATGCTATATGATTCCAATCTGCTTGTACTATTTTAGGTTCGTGCGTTTCTAAATTAAAATTAGCTCGACCAATACGCGTATTGCAATTAGTATTTACAATTATAATTGCATTGCCGATTGCGGTAGGAATTATATCGATAACTAGTTTGTTATTAAGTTTTAATAAACTATCCCATACATTTGCTATTCCTCCGATACTAGTAGTATTTTTAAAATTTGAAAATACTTGATCGATAATTAAATGACCATACAATGCAACTTTATTCATTATTTCATTTCTTTGCTAGTAATTTCTAATTTATCTAAATATGCTACTTGTTCTTCTGTTGCATTCTCAACGTATCCTAATGAATACAATACATCATATAATTCTACGATAACGCCATTTCCCCCGGTTTGTTTCAATTGTAACCATGCATGCTGTTTAATTATTTCTGGAGCATCTGCTGTACATATAGTGTATGACAAAGACGTAAACATTGATAAATCAAAATAATCATCGCCAACAAATGCCATATGATTACGAGATATACCATAAGTTGATTCAAACATTGCAATAAATCTAGATTTATCTAAACTTAAATCTTCATTTCTAGAACAATAAAAATCTATATTTCGTTTTTCTGCCATTGTTCTATTAAAATTATCTCCCGACAACATCACTACCTTGACACCAGCAGCTATAAATCTTTTTATTGCTGTAAAATCTTTACAAAAGAATTTTTTTGATAATACTTTATGTTGTTCGTCATAAACTTTAGTTCCATCTGTTAGAACACCATCTATATCCAATATTAAAAGTTTTATTTCGTTTAAATTATTTTTCATCTAGATAAATTTAAGTATACTGGTTGATTATTTAACATTATTTCATTAAATTGAGTTTTCATATCATCTGCATCAACAGGCCAATATTTTTTTATGTTTTTAAACCCATTCATATGTTCTTTATCATCTTCTGCCCAATGCGACCAACCTAACCAATCATAATCTTTATCTCGGCCAGCACCAACTAATTTAACAGGAATTGATTCGTGATCTACATAGTTTCTAATAAATTCAAATGGTCGATAAATTACAAATGGAGTCATTGAATAACAAACTGGAATTTTATTATCCATTGCTAATCCAATACCAACAGAAACTAATAATTGTTCTGCTGCACCTACATTAATAAATCTATCACCAAATGCATCTCGAAAATGATCAAAATGCAAATAACCTAAATCGCCGGTTACAAAATATACATCTTCATTTTGTGTCATTAAATCAAATAATAATGGCACGAACGCTTTTCTTACACTCATTTTTGCTTATTTAAAATTTCTATTCCTAATTCGTATTCTTCTTTAGTAAGTTTCATGTAATGTGCAGACAATCCTGTTAAAAACGGAAATTGTTTTACAGATGTTTTATGAAAAATTATTTCTGGTAAAAATGCTTTTAATCTTGTTTCTAAGTATTCAATATCAATTGGATCATAACATGCCCAACCATTAGCATTAACGTGCACTTCAATGTTTTCAATGTTATGAGTTTTAATAAAACGAAGAGCTTCCCAAATGCTACCTTCGGCACATTCTCCATCTGATATCGTAACATAGACTTTTCTGTTTTTATTTGCTAGCGCTCGGCCTACGGCAATTGGTAAACCAGAACCTAAACTTCCTGTAGAACATTCAATTAAATTTTCTTTATCATAATTTGGATGACCAGCATGTTTTTCTACTAGTTTGTCAGCATCAATGTTATGATATTTTTCTAAAATCGAATATAATGCGTATGCAGCATGACCATTAGATAAGATAAAAATATCATCTTTTTGTTTTCGTTTAAAAATATCATCAATAATATCAATACACGTAAAACAACTGCCTACATGTTCTTCATTATGATCATACAATAACTTAAGTAATCTTTTGTGTAATTCAATGTCTTTTTTCATAAACTATAATTTTTAATATGATCACTACAGATGCCAACACAATTTGTTATATCATCTTGTTGTAATTCTGGTAAAACGACTATTTTATTTTTTATTTGACTTCTCCCTGGGTATGCCCATATATATCCTAAACTTGTTAATGTAACATCATCTTGTTGATGCCAAAAATAATTAAACTGTTTATTTGTTTTATTTAAAATATAAAAATATTCAACAATTTCCAAATTTTTACAATGAATCCATAACTTATTGATTCTATCAGCAAACCAAGTAAAATCTACTCCAAATTGAGGTTTATCGTGTCCTAAAAACAAAATACCATCAATATACCAAACATCAACTTCTACATCAAATCCGGTTTGTATTGCAGTATCAATATAATTAGGTTCATTCTCATATGATTCAAATTTGCCGTCGATATTGCCTCGGTGTGAAATTAATATCATATAGATTTCCTATATTGTATATTGCTATGTTTATAAATGTTATCAATCATATTAATAACATTTTTTGTTTCTTGTAATCTAAAAGATTCTAAATTTTGATAAACATATGGATGATTAGGACATGAACCTTGATATGATCCATAACTATTAGGTTCAATACTAATTGAAGCTTCTTTTTGCAATTTATCAAATTCTGTTTGTGAGCCATGGGATAAAAATCTAGCAGATTCTATAATATTCAATGCTTTACCACCTAATTTGATATAACCATTTGCTCCTAATATTGATAATGAACATTCTAAATTTTGAGGTTCTGCTGCAATAGTTACTTCACATGTGCCTCCAAAATTGTTAAAATCAAACAATGCATATATAGTATCTTCTATTCCTACATTATGTTTTACATGATAACATTTAGAACTAATAATATTTGGCAATCCAAATAGATATTGAATTATATCTAAATAATGAATTCCAACTTCATATAAAGTTCCTCCACCTATTGATGGTTCTGATCGCCATCCTGTAAAATATTCTATAGGACGTTGCCAACGCTGAACAAAATTAACTCCTCGTATATTGCCAAGTAATCCTTTTTCTAATACTTGTTTTAATAAATTAACCGTAGGATTCAATCTAACTTGTAATACACAATATGCTTGTTGTTTTGTTTGTTCAGAAACTTTAATTATTTCATCTACTTCTTTTTCGGTAAATGCTACTGGTTTTTCTATTAAAACATCACATCCGTTGTTTAATGCAAATACTGCTTGTTCATAATGCAATGAATTAGGTGTAGCTATTACAATAAAATTTACATCTGAATTTTTTATCATATCTTTATAGTCTGTATAAAAAGATACGTTTAATCTGTCAGCAACGCTCTTTGCTAAATGATATTGTATATCACAAACTGCGTTTAATTCAAAATCAGAACTAGCTTCAATTGATTCTAAATGTCTTGGTAAAATTGCTCCGCAACCTATTATACCTACTTTATATTTCATACTGTTCCTTTAATCTTTGCTGGATTTCCGTAGGCTTTACAATTTGGTTGTATATCTTTAGTAACTACACTACCTGCACCAATTAATGCATTTTCTCCAATCGTAACTCCACATATAATTGTAGAATTGGCACCTATAGAACATCCTTTTTTAAATAATGTTGGTTTAAATCTACCATTTGTTTTCCAATCGCCTCCTACTTGCGGTATAAAATCATTTGTAGTAATAGTATTCGGTCCTAGGAAAACATTATCTTCTAACATAACTCCTTCATATAATAAAGAATGATTTTGAATTTTACACCCATTTCCTATTTTTACATTAGGACCTATATGAACACCTTCTCCAATTACGCAATTTTTACCTATGATAACACCGCTACTGATATGACTATATGCCCATATTTTTGTTCCTTCTCCAATCTGCGTATTAGCATCAATAATTGTAGTTTCGTGTATCATATATTTTAAAATTTTAAAGGTGCATTCCAATTTGATTGCATTGTAATACCAATATAATTTTTTGAAATTGATTCTTCAGTAATTCCCAATTGTTTAGCTAAATCATATTGCCATTTTGTATGAAATGTTTTAAACATCGGAGCACATGGATAAAATTTAAAATCTGATGCTAATGCCCATTCTCCATACCAAGTATTTTCAGAACTACAATAATTTAATAAATCTAAAAACGTAAGATTATTTGGAACACAATAGTTGTTGAATAAACTTTCAAATATTTCCGAAGCATACAAATTTGCCGATCCGGAGTAATCATATGGTTTACCAGATCGACCAAATAACTCCATAATTGGCAAACGCTCTCCAGCAAACCATTCATTCAATCGATTATCTCCAAACATGCACATTGAATATTCTAAAAAATCTTTACATTCATGTAATGTCATATATGGTATACCGTTTTCGGTAACAAAATCATGTTTATAAAAATCTTTGATAAAATACATATCAGAATCAGCTAAGAAAAAATAACGAGCAATATTTGTTTTATAAAACTCCATTTTAAAAAGCTGTTGAGTAAAATGAGACTGTTCTTGTATATTAGATAAATCTTCATCAAATACTACTTCATATCCCGTTACACCCAATGTATTTTGAAATAGTTGTAAATCACTTTTTGGAATACAAAGATAAAATGGTAAATTATCTTTATTAAATTTTTGAATACTATCAAATAATATTCGTACTCGATCGATATCTTTATGATAAGATTTACAAAATAATATTATATCATGTTTATACTTCATGTTCTAATCCTATTATCATTCCGTATTCATTGAATTTTGGATAACCTTTCCATTTTTGTAAAAATTTATGTATATTTTGATGTTCAGATATACGTTGTCGTTCCGATGTTTTCCCGTTATTTTCTTCTAATCGATGCGAACCACGAGCACCAAAATGCCAAACTAAAGATGATGCAGTTAATATAAATTTAAACCCAGCATTAGTCATTCTTAAAAACAAATCCATATCATCCCAACTTGCAGGTGCAAATAAAGGATCATTGCCACCAATTTCATCCCAATCGCATTTTCTAATTAGGCCCGAAACGCCTTCGCCTTTGGGAATTTCATATTCTGAATTTTGTTGTGTAAATTCTGTTGCAAATCGTTCAAATTCAATAAAATCAAAATCATCATGATATGCACCCCATATATCTTTATCAATTATAACAGTTCCTGGCCTACTATCTGAATTTTCGAACATTTTTGGTTCTATGCGATGTGATGAAACCCAAAGCTTTTCATTTGGGTACTTTTCAAATATTTTTAATAAAGTTATGTCCCAATTTTCTGACACATAAAAATCAGAATGTAAAAACATAATATATTCTGTCGTTACATGTTCTGCACAAATATTCATTCCGCCGCCAATACCTTTAACTATTTCATTTTCAGGTTCTATTATCAATGTAAGGTTGTATATGTCTTTATTTTCATGTAACCATTCATTAGTTCCATCTGTACAATTTTCTGCGTGAATTATAAATGGAGCTTCTTTATAAAAACTATTCTTTCTAACAGACCGTATAGCTAATTTCAAATATGGCAAATTATTCCATGTAGAAATACAAAATGTTATTGGATTATAAGTTTTCATAATATTGATTTTGACGTACTTGTCGATCTATTGTTTTAGGATGATAAAGTGAGTAATCTTCCTCCATTGGAAGATGCGTATACTTCTTGTATCCATCTAATACTTCATGTACCTTATTTTTCCAACGAATTGAAGGACTGTTTTTAAAAATTCGCCATTGATAATCAGGCCAATTGATCCAACCTTCTGCATTTACATTCCACCCCCATTGTTGCATATGATCTTGTGTCATACCTTCAACTGTATTAACTCTTGGAACTAAATAAACTTCTGTTTCTGGATTTTGTTCTAAAATAAATGGCAA